GGCCGCCACGGGCCGGACGTGATCACCAAGCCGTCCTTCTGGGCCTGAAGGCCCGCGGACGTGAGCTGGTAGCAGCCGACCTCGGTGCGTTCGACGAAGCCTCGCAAAATGAGTCTGGCCGCTCCGTCCGAGATCTGTCGGCGTGTCAGGCTAAGGGCCACCTCGATCGCGTCGATCGTCTGGCAGGAGCCGTCCGACAGGTGGCGCAGGATCGTGGTCGCAATGATGCCGGGAGGCAGGATGTCGCCCATCAGATCCCCTCCGGAACAACCACGGCCTGGTTGGTGCGGCGATCGTTGATGATCTTCTGGCCGGCCATGTCTTTCAGCGTGACGCCGCCCGGTCCGGGATCGGAGCGCAGGCCGAAGCGCTCGATATTGGCGATGGCCTCCAGGACTTCGCGATTGTAGCCCTGGCTGATGGTCAGAACGAAGTTGACGAGATCGTCGGCGACCGCGACTTCGCAGCGCTGGGTGATCAGCAGGCGCACATCTTCCTTGCTAGCCTTCAGGAACTTCACCTTCTGGCTGACGCGCGAGGAGACCTGGGGAAAGCGGGTGAGGTTGTCGTTCACCTTGCCCATGCCGACCAGGATGGTCGGCAATTCGATCATGTCGGAGATGTCGCGCACGGTTTCGAGGATCGACGACTTCGACGAGATATGGTCGGCTTCATCGATGACAAGGCCGAATGACTTTCGCGCCATGAGGGCTGATTGGTGCCTCGGCGCAAGCTCCTCGAGGATCTTCGCGTATTTCTGGCGGAAGCTGTGCGGCGGGTGGACCCTGAGGCTCTCCAGAAGTTCGTTCATGAACCAGGAGGGCGTCCACTCCTTCTTGGCTCTCAGATAGACGCAGCCGTTCTGGGCCACCCAGTGCTTCAGCGTGGTGGTTTTTCCGAGCCCGGGCTCCCCATCGACGACAACCAGGCATGCCTCCGATGCCCCGCGATCCTCCAGCGCAGAAAGCGCCGAAATGAAGCGTTTTACGTTGCTGGTCTCGACAAATACGTTTCTCATGCTAGTTCTTTCCTTGTTTGAAGGGTGTCAGGCAGCGGCGCGGATGATGTTTCGAAGCTGATCCACGTCGATGCCGGACATTCTGAAGAGGTCGACCGCGGTTTGCCGTTGGAGGCACTGACGCAGAACCCGCACCTGGTTGACCGTTAGACTTTCCGGATTTTCGAGAGCCCACGCCGCAAGCTCCTCGTCGCTTGCGAAGGTCCGTCTGCGCGGGCTCTCGGCGGCTCCGGAAGCCGCAATGGGTGTTTCGCTGGAATTGTCGACGACGAGCTGCGGCCCTGAAGCGGGCATCGGCTCCGGCGTGATGTCGATCATCGGCATCGGCTCGGCCGACTGGTCGATAAGGAACGGCGCGATGAATTCTTCGCGGATGTCGCGGGCCTTGTTCTCGATCCGCCGCAACCTGCCAGCGCGGCGCTTGTCTTCCGCTGCGGCCTGGAAGGTGCGCGGGACATAGTCGACCTTGTTGCCGCCGAATTCGGCTACGCAGATCAGCGGGCCGGGCTGTCCCGCCTCGCGATCGATCTCGCGGACCCAGACCTTGTCGGCGTCGGAGAAATCATAGCCGACCATGACCTTTTCGCCATGCCAGCCTTCGAGCGCCGGATGGAAATACGTGTTGCGGTTCCACTCGACGAGCGAGCGGCGGGTAACGCGGATTTCGTAAGGCCGGAACAGATCATCGCGGATATCGTCGTCGACCGGCACGGGCTCGAACCCGGCCGCGACATGCATCCTCCAGGCCTCGTTCGGCGACATGTGCCGCCGCTTTCCCGTTTTCGGGTCTTCGATCACCGCCAGGCTGTCATGCGGCCGGTCGTTATAGGCGGCGATCGCCGCCTCGCAGTCGCGGCGGAACTCTTCCCAGGTGGGGAGAACCTTGGAGAAGCCGAACTGGGCGATGTCCCGGCGGGTGGCCTTGTGGGCAGCCGAAGCCGCTTCCTTGTCCATCTCCTCGCCGAGATAGGTGGGGTATTTCCTCGCAAGCGGGTTCCAGACGGTACCGTTGAACCGCTCGATGATGCCCTTCGCCTGGGAATTATAGGGCAGCGCATGCATCTTCGTGATGGACAGCCGCCCCATCAGACCGTTCACATCGCCGTCGAATGTCTTGTTTTTGTAGCCGGGACCACGGTCGGTGTAGAAAATGGCCGGGATGCCGTGATAGCAGCAGGAGTTCCGAAGTGCCTCCGTTACCGAGATCACGTTTTCCTTGAGCGCGATCGAGAAGCCGACACATTTGCGGGTTGCCACATCGAGGATCGAGGTGATTTCCGGCTTGAACGGGCGGTTGGTGACCGGATGCGCCACTTCAGCGTCGAACGTCTTGCCGTCGGCCGTATAGATGGTGGTCGGGAAGAGGTTTTCCGTCGATCGCTGGATATAGGCCATGCGGGAACGCAGCGTGAGAAGACCTTCGCGTCCGACATAGCGCTCAATACTGTTGAGCTTCTTCTCCAGCGCGTAATAGACTTGGTCGATGGTTAGATTGCTGTCGGGATAGTCGGTTCTGTAATCTTCCAGCGCCTCCGTAGCGGCCGGCTTCGCAGGCTTGGCATAGTAGGTGAGAAAGGTCTTGAACTCTTCCGAGATCGCCTCGTCGGCCTTGGTCAGCGCCGGCGCGAGAGCAGCGACCCCGCCCGCCTTGCGGGCTTTGATCCACTCGTAGATCGTCGCGCGGCTGACTCGCCCATTACCCTTGGGGCGGTTGTTGGCAATTTCGAGCGCTGCCGGCGTAAGGTCGAACGCATCCGGAGATACAAGATCCGGTTCGCGGGAGAGCAGCACGAGCTCGGCCGCGTTGAGGAGCACTCCCTGGTCGCGCCGCTCCTCGGCTTGCTTCCATGCGGCATATCTCTCCTGTGCGCTGACGAAGGCGAGAATGGCCTCCCGGTCACTCGCCAAATCACGCATGGTTTTGTAACGCTCTATCGCCACCAAGATCTCGGCGCGCTTTTCCATGACGGTGCGTTGCCGGGCCGAAAGC